GGCGCAGATCCTCAAGTACCAGGTCAACGCCATCCTGCACCTGGCCAACCCCGGCGCCGAGGGCGAGGTCATCCTGGCCACTGCCCGGCAGCAACTCGCCGCCTACGTCAACCAGCGCCGCCGCCTCGGCGCGCGCGTCTCACGTTCGGGCATCGACGCTGCGCTGCACGTCGCCGGCGTGGCCTGGGTCGAGCTGCCGGGCTGGCAGGACCTGACTCCCAGCGAAGCCCAGGCGGCCTATTGCACCGCCAGCCGTGTCACCCTGGGCGCCTGAGCATGAGCGCCCTGCTGCCCCCCAACAGTAGTTCGCTGGAGCGTCTGGCCGCCGAAGCCCTGGCCAGCCTCGGCGAGGTCCCCGTCCCACTACGCGACCTGGCCGACCCCGACCGCTGCCCCGAGGCCCTGCTGCCCTACCTGGCCTGGGCTCGCTCGGTGGATCGCTGGGACAGCGGCTGGAGCCTGGAAACCAAGCGCCAGGTCATCAAGTCGGCCTACTTCGTCCATGCCCACAAGGGCACCATCGGCGCGCTGCGCCGGGTGGTCGAGCCGCTGGGCTACCTGATCCGCGTCCGCGAATGGTGGCAGGAGAGCCCAACCGGCACCCCGGGCACCTTCCGCCTGGACGTCGGCGTCCTCGACAGCGGCATCACCGAGGCCATGTACGACGCCATGAGCCTGCTGATCGACGACGCCCGCCCGGTCGGCCGTCATCTGATCGGCCTGGCCATCAGCCTGGAAACCCGGGGCGCCGTCGGCCTCGGGCTCGGCACCTACCAGGGTGAAACCCTCACCGTCTATCCCTACCAGCCCGAGGCCATCGTCATCGGCGGCCCGGCGCTACTCGGCAGCGGCGCCCTCCATAGCATCGATACCCTGAGCATCTACCCATGAGCCAGACCTACTACGCGATTCTCACCGCCATCGGCGAGGCCAAACTCGCTACCGCCGCCGCTAGCGGCATCCCGCTCCAGTTCAAGCAGATGGCCGTGGGCGACGGCGGCGGCAACCTGCCCATGCCCAGCCGCAGCCAGACCGCCCTGATCGGCGAGTGGTACCGTGCCCCGCTCAACAACCTGACCGTGGACGTCAACAATCCCAACCAGGTCATCGCCGAGCTGATCGTGCCCGAGAATCAGGGCGGTCGCTGGATCCGCGAAATGGGCCTGTACGACCGCGAAGGCAGCCTGGTCGCCGTGGCCAACACCCCGCCCAGCTACAAGCCGCAGCTGGCCGAAGGCTCGGGCCGGACCCAAGTGCTGCGCCTGGTGCTGGTCATCGCCAATACCGCGACCGTGGAGCTGAAGCTCGACACCACGACGGTCATGGCCACCCGGCAGTACGTCGACGACGCCATCACCGTGGCCATCAACCGCCTGGACTTCAAGCAGTCGGCACGCGCCGCCAGCACGGCCAACCTGGTCTTGAGCGGCACCCAGACGGTCGATGGCGTCACCCTGGCCGTGGGTGATCGGGTGCTGGTGAAGAATCAAAGCAATGCGGCGCAAAATGGCCTCTATGTCGTCGCCCTGGGCACCTGGCCGCGAGCCAGCGATGCCGACGCCAATCCGGAGGTGACCCCAGGGCTGCTGGTAGCGGTCGAGGAAGGCAACCTGCAGGGCGACACCCTGTGGAAGCTGATCACCGACGCCCCCATAGTCCTGGGCGCCACCACCCTGGTCTTCGCCGACATCACCAGTGGTTATGCGCCACTCAAGTCGCCTGACTTCTCCGGCGACCCACGCACACCAACGCCGTCGCGCTTCGACAACGATAAAAGCATTGCCAACACCGAGTTCGTCAAGGCGATGGGGCTCGAATTCTCAGCGGTAAAGGACGTGACCGTTACAGGCACGACCCTGGCGCCCGAGGATGCTGGCAAGGTGATCCGGGTGAATCTCCCCTCAGCTGCCGGCTCCCCAACCGGCTTTCTGGTCCTGCCACCGCTTTCGGTGCTACCAGGTGCTGCGGCGCTGCTGCTTAAGAACGTATCGACATCGAGCCTAGTGGTGGTCTCTCCCGCAGGCACGGACATTCTGCCACGGCCGCTAACGTTACCGCCGCTGTGCTCGGCACTGCTGGTCGCTCGCCCTGGCACGGCGGAATGGCTTGTGTCGGGTGGATCATCCGAGACGGTGGACGCACTGGCCAGCGGTATTGCAGGGCAATGGTCGTTCCGCAATAAGCTCATCAATGGGAATTTCGATTACTGGCAGCGGGGTACTTCCTTTAATACATCAGGCTACTGCGCCGATCGGTGGCGTATCGAAACAATCTCGAATGTGATTGTCAGCAGAGGTATCGCAGCGCCTCCTTATGGCAAGTACGCCTTGTGGCTATCGCCAAAAGCCGCCGTCAATGAACTAAGCCTTGCCCAGGTTATCGAGAAAAATATTGCGTCGACCTTGGCAGGAAAAAAAGCAAACCTCTCGTTCCAAGCCAACTCTGGCGTCCCACAGAGCATAACTGCCTATATTCAGAAAGCTCCCATTGCAGATCAGGCCTTTATTGAAAATGGCTGGATAACCATCGCATCTAAAGCTTACGATCTCGGACCAGCCTCGCAAAACTTCTCACTCTCCGCAGACATTCCAAACGATGGAACGGCTGTAGGTTTGCGAGTCGCTTTTGCCTTCAACAATGCAGCCAACGGCATCAGCATCAATCTTTGGGGATGCCAGCTTGAAGAGGGCCACTTGGCAACACCTTTTGAATTCAGGGGCCCAACCGTAGAGCTATCACTTTGCCAGCGCTACTACGAAAAATCTTATGACCCAGAAGTCTCGCCAGGCACGGCCGGTGCTCAGGGCTGCCATATTTCGGCGGCGGCGACAAAGACTACCGCCGCCGCCGCAACTGTCTACTACAAAGTTCCAAAACGGATAAGTCCCACATTGACCTACTACGCCCTGAACTCTGGCGAACCAGGCAAAAGCACGGTGAATGGCACGGACATGAATGGCCCTTCTGGCTCTGCCTACACAAAGGGACTAAACGGATTCGAGCTCTATTGGTCCTCTGGCGTACTTACCACTGGCGTCAATATTCATCAGCACTGGACAGCGGACGCGGAGATTTAATGATGGATAACGAAATGACTCTGTATCGTCTCACTCGCGATGGCGTTATCCGCCAGCACGACGGAGCCTGCATCCCAACGCATTCCGGCAATCGCGACTACCAGGCCTATCTGGCTTGGTGCGCAGTAGGCAACGAAGCCGCCCCCCTGCATTCGATTAGCGATGCCCATTCGATAAAACTCTCCAAACTGGATGCGGCTTGCGCGGCGGCGATCCTAGCCGGCTTCAGCGCGAACGCCCTCGGCCAACCACACCACTACCCGGCCCAGCCCACCGACCAGAGCAATCTGCAGGCCGCGGTTCTAGACTCCCTGCAACCCAGCCTGCCGGCGGACTGGACCGCTCCCGTCTGGTGCCAGGATGCCAGCGGCGTCTGGGCCTATCGCGAGCACACGGCCACCCAGATCCAGCAGGTGGGCAGCGCCGCCAGGCAAGCCGTCAACGCCTGCATCACGCGCAAGCTCGAGTTGGCCCGGCAGCTGGCTCAGGCCACCAGCCTGGACGAGATCGCGGCCGTCACCTGGTAGCGGTTGCCACCTTGTAACGGTAGCGCAGACAACGACCGGCAGCTGCGAGGCGGCAGGACAGCCGCCAAGCTGCTCGACAGGCCGCTCACCGCCCTCCCACCGCAGCTATGGGCGTCAGCCCACTCAACCGCCGCTACCCGAGTCTCTCGCCATGAGCCCAACCTATACCGTCCTTCTCACCGCCCTCGGCGAAGCCAAACTGGCCAGCGCCACAGCCTCCAATCAGCCGTTGCAGTTGGCCAAGATGGCCGTCGGCGACGGCGGCGGCACCCCGCCCACGCCTAGCCGCAACCAGACCGCGCTGGTCGGCGAGTGGTACCGCGCCCCACTCAACACCCTAAACGTCGATCCCAGCAATCGTAATCAGGTCATCGCCGAGCTGGTCATCCCCGAGACCTATGGCGGCAACTGGATCCGTGAGGCGGGCCTCTACGACAATGACGGCAACCTGATCGCCGTAGCCAATACGCCACCCAGCTACAAGCCACAGCTGGCCGAGGGCTCGGGCCGTACCCAGGTGCTGCGCCTGATCCTGGCGGTGGGCAGCGCCAGCGTGGCGTTGATCCTTGATCCCAGCGTAGTGCTGGCCACGCGGCAATACGTCGACGAGGTCCTTACCGTGGCCGTCAACCGCCTGGACTTCAAGCAATCGGTGCGCGTCGCCACCACCACGAATCTCACCTTGAGCGGTACCCAGACCGTCGATGGCGTGACCCTGGCGGTAGGCGATCGCGTGCTGGTGAAAAACCAGGATACTGCAAGCCAGAACGGCCTTTACCTGGTCGCCGCTGGCATCTGGAGTCGTGTCTTGGATGCCGACACCAATAGCGAGGTCACCCCGGGCCTGATCGTCTATGTCGAGCAGGGCAATACTCAGGCCGATACCCTCTGGAAGCTGATTACCGATGCGCCCATCACCCTGGGCACATCAATACTAGCTTTCGCTGACATCACCAGTGGTTATGCGCCGCTCAAGTCTCCTGTTCTCACTGGCGATCCCAGAGCGCCAAAGCCAGCACGCTTCGACAGCGACACCAGTATTGCCACCACCGATTTCGTAAAGACGATGGGTCTCGAGTTCTCGGCGATCAAGGACGCCGGAGACGTTGGCACGATCCTGACCACTGATGATGCCGGCAAGGTCATTCGGATCAATCTACCTGCGAGCGGCCCCGTGGTACTGCCGGTCTTGTCCACGCTGCCGACCGGGGCCGCGCTGTTGCTCAAGAACGTTTCCACCTCGAGTCTGGTGGTAGTCACACCAGCGGGCGCCGATACCATGCTTCAGCCGCTGACACTGCCTCCACTGTGCTCGGCGGTACTGGTGGCACGCCCGGAAACCCTGTCTTGGCTGGTTCTAGGTGGGGCTGGCGAGGCCTTTGCCGCGGTGAGCGCCAATGTCATTGGCCAGCTTGGTTTGCGTAACCGGCTGATCAATCCGTCGTTTTATTACTGGCAGCGAGGCAGTACGAGATCGCTTTCGGACACTGGCAATGCGGTCTACTGCGCTGATCGCTTCCTTTGTTATACGGGCGCCAATGGCGCCTGCACTGTTAGCCGGGCTCTGCACGCTGTTGGTGACCAGCTCGGTCAAACCTACCTGGCCTGGCAACAAACTAAGGCGGCGACCAATAACCCTCAGCTCTCGCAGCGACTGGAATCGGTCCGTACCCTGGAAGGACGAAAAGTAACTTTTTCGCTAATGGCGTCGACTACAAACGTCCCACTATTCTGCCAAATTGTATTTCGGCAGTTCTTTGGAAGCGGCGGCTCCCCAAGTGCGCCACTGGATAGTTTCGTAGGTAGCTTCACTACCGATGGCAGTAACAAATATGACCGCAAGTCCTTGACCTTCGACGTGCCTAGTATCTCGGGCAAAACCATAGGAACTAACGGCGACGACTTTGCCGAAATCCTGATTTTATTTCCGAGCGGCGCCACCTTTGTATTCAACTCATGGGATTGGCAACTTGAAGCTGGCGCCCTGGCTACACCATTCGAACAGAGGCCACTCTCTCTAGAGCTCGATCTCTGCCAACGCTACTACGAAACTGGCAACTTCAGCCTCGAAGTCTATGGAGCCGCCGGTAACTACAGCGCGTACTGGCATGGCTTCAAAACGGCCAAACGAGTGATTCCCAGTATGAATATAAATGCCCTGAGCTACTCCCCAATTCTGAGCGCGCCCTCTGCGTCATCGGCCAGTCATCAGGGCTGGCAACCCATAGCCCAGTTCAACTCGAGTGGCCAAGGCGGTTTCTATGGGTTCTTCATGGCCGACGCGGAGATTTGAAATCATGTCTACAGAATACAAATTATTCGAACAGGGGATCATTCGCCTGGCGGATGGCGCCTTCATCCCCGCGACCGAAAAAAATCGCGATTACCGGGACTATCTGCAATGGGTTGAGAATGGCGGTGTCGTTGCGCCTCGGCATTCTCTGGAAGAGACCCGGGCGCTCAAGCTCACCGAACTGGACACCGACTGCGCCGCCGCGATCCTCGCCGGCTTCGACTCGAATGCCCTTGGCCAGCACCACCACTACCCCGCCAAGCTCACCGACCAGAGCAACCTGCAGGCCGCGGTCCTGGTGTCTATGCAGCAGGGACTGGCGGCAGACTGGTCTACCCCCGTCTGGTGTCAGGACACCACAGGTACCTGGGCTTATCTTGGCCACACCGCCGCCCAGATCCAACAGGTGGGTAGCGATGGCAAGCACGCCATCGACACCTGCATCGCCCGCAAGATCGAGCTGGAGCAACGGGTGGCAAAGGCCCTGACGCAGGACGAGTTGAGCGCCATCCATTGGTAGCGTTCCCCGAGCACTCCACTTTGGCTTGAGCGGCAGCGGACCCAGAGCTGGAGCCACTGCCTCTCCCTGAGTTTGTCTCCTTCCCCCCTACAACCCCCGCCCCATGACCCGGCTCTCCGGGTCCGCCAGCCTGTACAGCGTCACCCTTCCCGGCGCTTACCCACCATGGCCAATCCTGCAACGTCCCGCTGCTCTGTTCAGGGCAATGCCTTGGCCGCTGGGCGCGCCCGCCCAGTGGACAGGTGGGTAACAACGTCCGGAGTTTCCCGCCCGCCTCCTCCTCGTGGAATCCACCCATGATCGATCTTTCCCAACTCCCCCCACCCACCGTGGTCGAGCCACTCGACTTCGAGACACTGCTGGCCCAGCGCAAGGCGCGTCTGCTTGCGCTCTGGCCGGCGGCCGAGCAGGAAGCCCTGGCTGCTCGGCTGGCGCTGGAATCCGAGCCCCTGACCAAGCTGCTCGAGGAGAACACCTATCGCGAGTTGCTGCTGCGCCAGCGTATCAACGAAGGCGCCAAGGCCACGCTGCTGGCCTATGCCACCGGTGCCGACCTGGACAACCTGGCCGCCTGGTATGGCGTCCAGCGGCAAGTGGTGAGCCCGGCAGACTCTCAGGCCAGGCCGCCACGGCCGGCCGTCTACGAAACCGACGCGCGCCTGCGCCAGCGTACCCAGCTGGCCCTGGAAGGCTTCACCACGGCCGGCTCGCGCAATGCCTATCGCTACCACGCCCTGTCCGCCGCGGCCCAGGTCAAGGACGTGGCCATCCTGCGGCCCGTCCAGGGCACGGTGCGGGTGGTGGTGCTGGCAGCCACGGGCGACGGCAGTCCCGACACCGCCCTGCTGAACCAGGTAGCCGCCACCCTCGATGACGAGGAGGTCCGCCCGCTGTGCGACACCGTCGAAGTCAGGGCGGCCACGATTCTCGGCTACGAGGTCAAGGCTACCCTCGAACTCATCGCCGGTCCCGAGTTGACCGTGGTCCAGCAGAACGCCCTGGCCAAGGCCCAGGCCTACGTCGCCGAACGCCATGCCCTGGGCAAGGACGTCACCCGCTCGGGCCTGTTCGCCGCCCTGCACCAGAGCGGCGTGCACAACGTGCGCCTGGCCAGCCCGGCCAGCGACCTCGCGGTGGCGGCGGACCAGGCGGCCTATTGCAGTGCCATCACCCTGGCCACGGAGGTCGTCGATGAAGCCTGAGCCGCTCCTGCCACCGAATCGAACCCGCCTGGAGGGAGCCCTGGCCGAAGTCGGCGCCGATCTGGCGGCGCTGCCCGTGCCGCTGGGTGATCTCTGGAACCCCTGGCACTGCCCCAGCGATCTGCTGCCCTGGCTGGCCTGGGCGGTTTCGGTGGACGACTGGGACGCCAACTGGGGGGAGGACAAAAAGCGCCAGGTCATCGCCGACTCGGTGCGCATCCATCGCCACAAGGGTACCCGCGGCGCCGTGCGCCGGGCCCTGGCCAATCTGCTCGGCAACCAGGACTTCACCCTGGTCGAGGGCGCCCAGGGCGGGCGCTACGACGGCAGCCACGTCTATGACGGCGACCGCTTCCACGGCCATGCCGAGCACTGGGCCCAGTACCGCCTGTATGTCAAGCAACCCATCAGCGTCGCCCAGGCAGCGCTGATCCGCAGCACCCTGGCCGACGTCGCACCAGCGCGCTGCGAACTGCTGTCCCTCAACTTCACCGCCGCGCTGAATGACCACAGCGGCACCTTCCGTTACGACGGAAGCTTCACCCACGGAGTCGCCTGATGACCAACCTCACCGAACAGGACCAATACGAAGACGGGATCTACCAGATCGAGAAGAGCGATCCGGTGGTAGGCGGGCCGGATGGGCTGTCCAATCGCCAGGCCCAGCAGCTGGCCAATCGCAGCCGCTGGCTCAAGAGCCGCCTGGACGGCCTGTTCGATGGCAGCCGCATCGCCGCCCTGGCCAGCCGCCTCGCCACCCCACGCAAGATCAACGGGGTAGCCTTCGACGGCAGCGTCGACATCACCATCCAGGACGCCAGCAAGGCGCCGCTCGACTCGCCGGCGCTGACCGGCAAACCTACCGCGCCCCGGCCGACACCGGGCACTACCAGCGATCAACTGCAGACCGCCGGGGGCGTCCTGGCGCAGTTGGCAGCCTTTGGTGTGGGGGCGGAGTCGGCGAACGGCATGAACTTGGATCTCAATCAGGCCGCCCTGGGAACCAACGTGCATTACGAAGGCACCCAAGGGAAGGCTGTCGAGCAGCACTACCCACGTGTCACCAGCAACGACGTGGCCCTGGTCGCATTCAATGTCATCACCCATGGTTTGGCCAATCGAACCGTGCAGCTGGCGATCGAGGTGTTCGGCACGTCCGGTCCACGTAGCCGCTCATTTATTCGGGTGAAACATGACAACGCCTGGTTCGACTGGCGTGAACTGGCAATGACCGACACCCTGGCCAAGGTAGCCACAGGAGGTCGCTTCAGCGATCTGCCCAACGAGCTGCAGCATTGGCTTGCCGGAAAATCCATTGCCAATGGCTGGAAAAGCGTCTACCTGCAAAATCAGGAGGCAACGGGGCATATCGCACTGGAAATGGCCAACGCCGGGGGCTGGATCGTCGGCTCCATCCAAGGTGTGCAAGATGGCAATGGGGGCTGGTCCCAACGGCTCTTCTACACCCCGCCGGGCGATTCAGCGAAGGATCGTCGGGTCGAGTGGCTCTCCGTCTACACGGATGGGGTGGTGAAGCTGGGCGGTGCCACCTTACCTGCTGGCCGTACCGGACAGATCCTGACCAGCGAAGGCGATCAGGCGGCAAACGGCACCAAGCGCTTCAATGGCGAAGTCCAGACTGCCAATTCGAACGGCTGGCGCCATGTGGGCAGCGATTACGGCTCCTTCTGGCGCAACGATGGCACCGCCCTCTATCTATTGCTCACCGCCAAAGGTGATGCCTATGGCAACTGGAACGACCTACGTCCCTTCGCTGTGAACCTGGCCACCGGCCGGGTAGCCATGTCTGCCGGACTCGAGACCCTGACCGTCGCCTATGGTGACCGCAGCAACAACGCGGCCTCCACCGCCTACGTGCTCAACGCCATCGGCGATCGTGCCGGTGCCATCGAATACTTCGCCCGCACAACCGCTCCGAATGGCTATCTCAAGGCCAACGGTGCCGCCGTCAGCCGCACTACCTATGCAACGCTATTCGCCGCCATCGGTACCTCCTTCGGAGCCGGCGACGGCTCCACCACCTTCAACCTGCCCGATCTGCGCGGTGAATTCATACGAGGTTGGGATGACAGCCGAGGGGTGGATAGCGGACGGACCTTCGGCAGCCTGCAAAGTGGTCAGAACGCCAGCCACAGCCATACCGCTACGGCAAGTAACGCAGGTGCCCACAGTCACACCACCTCGGTGAAAGCCGACCGTGCAGCCGGGGAAGGAAACGCGGTATTCGGCGATGAAAATTGGTATGGCGACCTCTCGCTGCCCTCGTCGACGGCCGGCGATCACACCCACACCATCAGCATCGCGGCCTCCGGCGGCAACGAGTCCCGCCCGCGCAACATCGCTCTGCTTGCCTGCATCAAGTACTGACACGCCAAGGCCAAGGACGGCTAGCGGCGCTCCAGCTGAGCAATCTCCCTAACAACAGCTTGTCGCCTACCCCGCCACAACCTCCGCCTCATGACGAGGCTCCTCAGCTTCGCCAGCCTGTAGAGCGTCATCCTTTCCCGACGCTCATCTACACATGGCCGATCCCGCAAATCCCTGGCGCCCGCCCTGTCCTGGGTGGTGCTTTGGTCGATCTTTATCTACAGCTCCTTGGCGAGCAAGTGAAGGCGCCTGGTACTTCCTGCCCTACCTTCTTGGAGCCCCGATATCGAGACGTTGCTGGCCCACCACAAGGCGCATCTGGCCGCTCCTGACATTCATCGAGACCTATAGCGCCAGCGCCTCAAGGCAGGCGCCAAGGCCATGCAGAGCACTGGGCCCAGCGTACTGCGAACGGCTTTCCCTCAACCTCACCGCCGCACCCAATGACCACAGCGGCACCTTCTGCTACGACGGAAGCTATACCTACGGAGTCGCCTCATGACTAATCTCACCGAACAGGACCAGTATGAAGATGGGATCTACCAGATCGAGAAAAGCGATCCAGTGGTCGGCGGTGCGGATGGCATCTCCAACCGCCAAGCCGGCCAACTGGCCAATCGCACCCGCTGGCTCAAGGCACGCTTGGACAGCCTGTTCGATGGCAGCCGCATCGCCGCCCTGGCTAACCGCCTGGCCACGCCACGCAAGATCAACGGCGTAGCCTTCGACGGTAGCGCCGACATCACCGTCCAGGACGCTAGCAAGGCGCCACTTGATTCACCAGCGCTCACCGGCAAGCCCACCGCACCGCGCCCGACGTTGGGTACCACCAGCGACCAGTTGCAAACCGCGGCTGGCGTCTTGGCGCAATTGGCAGCCTTCGGTATCGGAGCCCGCAATCTAACGACCCTTACCGACCTAGACGACAAGACCCTGGTTCCAGGCCTCTATTTATTCGGCAACGGGACCAAGGGCACCGCGCCTGATACCTACGGTGCGGTCTTGATCGCAAGCCAGTCCGCGGGTACCGCGAACAGCAACTGGGCCAACCAGGTGTTCTTCGGCACCAGAGGTAAGATCAGCTTCCGTAACAGCATCAATCTGAGCGACTGGAGTGCCTGGACGACGGTGAGCATGGCGGAGTCTCTGGCCAAGGTCGCCACTAGTGGCCGCTTCACCGACTTGCCCGGCGAGTTGCAGCATTGGCTCGCGGGAAAATCCGCTGCCAATGGATGGAAGAGCCTCTACCTACAGAATCAGGAACCGACCGGCAACCTTGCCCTAGAGATGGCCAATGCAGGCGGTTGGATCGTCGGGTCCATTCAAGGCGTTCAGGATGGGAATGGGGGCTGGTCGCAAAGACTTTTCTATACGCCGCCTGGGGATACCGCCAAGGATCGCCGTGTCGAGTGGCTATCCGTCTATACCGATGGCGTGGTGAAGCTGGGCGGCGCCACCTTGCCTGCCGGTCGCACCGGCCAAATCCTCACCAGCGAGGGCGACCAGAACCTCAATGGCACCAAGCGCTTCAGCGGCGAAGTCCAGACGACCAACCCCAACAGCTGGCGTCATGTAAACGGCGACTATGGCTACTTCTGGCGCAACGATGGAGACGCCCTCTACCTGCTGCTCACCGCCAAGGGTGATGCCTATGGCAGCTGGAACAGCCTGCGCCCCTTGGCAGTGAATCTGGCCACCGGCCGTGTAGCCATGTCTGCCGGACTGGAAACCTTGACCCCCACTACCAATGACAGCTCGAACACCGCGGCCAATACCACCTGGGTCCAGGCCGAGATTGCGCGGAAAAAGGCAATGTATCGCTTCCAGAGTTCTGGCACCTGGACCTGTCCAACTGGTGTAACCAAGGTCTGGATCTCGGGCTGTGGCGGTGGCGCTGGTGGTGGTGGCGCTGCCGGATACGACAGTAACAACGCGGGAGGTACCGGAGGTGGCTCTGGCGGCGGTGCAGGCAACTCCGTGGTCTGCACACCTATCGATGTCGTTCCAGGAACCGCCTATGCCATCACCATCGGCGGCGGTGGATCAGGTGGCATCTCGGGTGCAGTCGCTTCGGCTGGCGGTGCAGGGAATGCCGGCGGGACTACCGCCTTCGGCTCCTTGCTTTCGCTGGCGGGAGGCGTGGCAGGCGCCCCTGGCAATGTCGCCAATGGCGCTGGTGGCATTTCAGCAGGCATAGGCGCCACCTCTGGCAGCGACGGTCAAAGCCCCAATAGGGGTGGCAACGGCGGATCGGGCGGAGGTGGTCCGTTTGGCACGGGCGGCGGTGGCGGTCGTGCCGGCAACGCCAACGGCCAGCCAGGCGGCAACGCCGCCGGTTTTGGCACGGGCGGCGGTGGTGGCGGCGGTGGCTACGCCGGCACATCCGGTACGGGTGGCGCCGGCGGCGCCGGCATGCCGGGACTCCTGATAATCGAGCATTGAGAGGATCACCATGCGCTACGCACATTTCGACCCGATAAGCCGCGCCATCCTCGGCTGGATGGATACCGAGGCCTTCAGCTATCCAGAGCTTCCGCCAAAGGAACAACTGATAGAGGTGTCCGACGCCGACTGGGAACTCAGGACCGGCGAATGCTGGTATCTGGATACCGGCGACCTGGTAACCCAGCCCCCTGTAGTTGACCCCTTGCTCGAACTCCAGGGGCAGATGCGGGTATGGCGAGACAACCAGTTGACCGTGACCGACCGTCTGGTCACCCGACATCGCGACGAGGTGGATCTCGGCGGAGACAAAACGCTCTCTCCCGAGAGTTATCAGGAACTCCTGATCTATCGTGACGCCTTGCGCAACTGGCCAGCGACACCGGGCTTTCCAAAGGATGACCGGCCCTCGCCGCCAATCTGGCTCTACGGTTAAACCACCCCCGCCTCGAAAAGCCCCCGCCCCCGGGGGCTTTTCATTTCTGCCCCAAACCAACCTTTCACCCTGGCGCCTTGTACCCCCAGCGCCCACAACCCCCTCAACACGACAGGCGCCAGGGATTGCGCCAGCCTGTGCAGCGTCACCTCACCATCCGCGCAGGCAAACCCTCATGGCTGACTATCATCACGGCGTCCGTGTCCTCGAGATCAACGAAGGCACCCGCTCCATCTCCACCGTATCCACCGCGGTCATCGGCATGGTCTGCACCGCCAGCGACGCCGACGCCACCGCTTTCCCGCTGGACACCCCCGTCCTGCTGACCAACGTC